CAAAAATATGAGTAATAATATTTCGCTGGCATGGGGGATGGCGATAGTCACTTCGATTTTATACTTCTGTATTAATCTTTACTCCCCTTTTTATTTTAGCTCCAGAATTACGATGTGGGCTATACCATCTGCCTTACTGATTGTAGCCCTTCTTAAACTGGAAAAAATTACGAAAATTAGATTCCCAAATGCAGTATTACATTTAGGAAACATTTCTTTTTCTGTATACCTGTTGCACGAAGGCATTCATGGCATTCTTTCCAAAATTATCAAGCATCTCTCTGGAAATGAAAATTTTTATTCACACCTAAGCTCAAGAATCATTTTGTTTTCGCTATCTATAATCTTCACCATGTATCTATCAAATTTATCCTTTAAATACTTAGAGAAAAGACTTTCAGTTAAGCTAAAACAAAAATTCCTCACCACAACAAAACAGCCTGCATGACAGGCTGTTCCTTTAAAGGGATATGCTATGCGATTCTGTACCACCCCATCAGTTTAATGCATGAGTTAGTCACAGAAAATGCCTTGCCTGAGCCCGTATTAGCAGTTGTTCCTGAAAAAGAATGAGAGTGTGGCCCAAGATAAACATTATGGGCGTGTGCACCGCCATCTGATGAGGTTATTGCCCCAGCCCCCCAGGTAGCCCATGTGGTTGCAATAGCTGTATTTCCACTTGATGCTTTTAAGTTATATGTCGTTACGTTATGATTATGATTACCCTGTGTATCTGTTTGTTTCGTACCATAATCAAAACTACTGGTGTTGGCCGAAAAAGTATGCGCATGCGCAGGCAAATTCGCTGTTACGAGTGTTACTGAGTCGGAACCGCCCGTTGTCATCACATCACTGCCGTTGGCGCTGGCCAGACGCACCGTGCGGTTCTCACCAATATATTTCCACGTTGTTCCCGGAAACAGCGTATTCGGATCTTTGTTCTGCGCAAACCACGTCACAATCCCTACCGGGTAAAGTGCATCCACACTAACCTTGCTGGCGAGATCATACGCTGCCTTAACCGCTTTCGGTGTTGCAGCCATCGTTTCATCATTACTGTTGGTGGCGCTGCTGAGTTTGGTAATACCAGCTACCGTAATTGACGCTGCTGGCGTGTTCGCCTGATTCCAGGCTTTAACTGCCGCCTCAAACCCTGCCTGTAGTGCTTTGACATCGCCATCGTCCAAAACGTCTTTTTGTGCCCTGTCTGCGATAAACTGCCCCAGCGCGGACGACATAACCGAAGACTGACGCCAGACGGTATTCATGACATCCGAGCGGGCGACACCAGCAACAAAACCGTTATGACGGGTTGTCAGATTCTGGTATTCGTCTTCTGAAATCACGTTAGCGCCGTCTGCTGTGGCAAACGGCAAATACTCGCTCTTAGCCATTACTCATTACTCCATATTGATTGATCCAGACCTGCAACTTCTGAATTTTCCAGATCAAGGCCAAAGGTGGGAATTTTCTTCTCCAAAGCCTCATCGGCAACTGACTGATAATCAGTAGTGGGCCATATATCCAACAGGCTTGCAGCGGCATTTAATATTTCTTTCATCATTGTCTCCTTGAATTGCAGAAAGGTCTATATACAAAAAACCCACCATGAGGTGGGTTGGGAATAAAGCTGTTTATTACTATTCAGTTTTGATGACAGGATGCACTTTATCGAGCAGACAAATGAAATCTTCATACTTGTCACTTGCCTGCATAAGCGTGGTGATCCCCGCAAGCCGTCTTTGCAGCATATTAAAACCAACACTATCCGAGAGAAACTGGTGCATTTTAGCACCCGATTTTCTGGATTTAGCTTTTTCTGCTTTCAGCGCTTCCCGTAAGTCGGGGGCCATTCTGTCATAAGTAATGTTATTTATCAGGTGTCCAAAATATTGAGGCGCACGCATATTCGACTTAAAAGGGACTTCACGTAACCTGCATAGTTCTTCAAAAAATTCAGCAGGATAAGTTTTCATCCAGGGCCGCATCTCTTTGGCAATAAACTCTTCCAGAATTCTGGCAAGCGCATCTCTCTCTCTGTCTTTCTGGTACCCGGTAGCCTCATCAACAAGAGCAACAATTCCTACATGCGCCAAAGCTCTCATCAGTAGCATAGCCTGTTGCGCTATTTTCTTTTGCCTTACCCCAAGTTTTCCTTCGCTATCAGCATCGATGTAAATGTCACATATACTTGGGATTATCTCAGCCCGAATGCCATGCGCCGCCCCACCCTTTTCAGTTCTGTACTTGAGCACAATGTTCTGCAGATGACCTAAATGCTTGTTAATAAAAGGAATTAATCTCTTTTGCGCTAAAAAATGGGGGATTTCTGCAGTAATAGTTTCTGACTCAATCGGCGTGTTTTTCGCAATCCACCCGCTGTAATACATCCCCATCGATTCCATAAAATCAGACTGAGTGAGTACTCGTGTCCCATCATCCAACACAGCACAAGGGATCTCTTTATCAACCAGTCTCAATGTCCCCATATGAGTAGCACGGGGAAGGGAAGCAAGTTCTTTCTTTGCCGCTGCGGCTTTCCTTGCCGACTCCTGTCGCTGTTCCGCAGTCATGTTGGCGGCTCTCGCCTTCCCCCCTTTTGCCTTACCTTCGACCAATACCTTACTATCCGTATCCATCAGTACACCCCATATGTGAAAGATATAAGGCATACTATCAATGCACGTTTAAACGTGCAATTAAAATTATGAACGAAAATACGGCTATAACTTTACTGACCAGCTTCCGGTATCGAAGCCGGAAATAAATTCATTGTTAACATCCAGACCGAAAATACCGTTATCACCTTCTGAACCGGTGTAGTTATTTACCCTCACCCCTTCCGGCTTGATATTGAGGTAGCCCTGCTTAATCACCGCTTTTATTACCTCCGGCACCACACCGCCCGTCAGGTAAACATCCATCGACATATCCTGATTGTCGGTGAAGAAGATTTTTACCGATTCATCGGGGATAACACCCTGGTAAATATCGGCCAGCATTTCGCAGGTGCCGTCCCAGTGATTAGCGCGAATTTTTGCCCGTAATACAGGACGCCAGGTATCATCATCGAGTTCGGTAAAACCACTGTCCGCATCAAAGCGCCTTTTCCAGCTTCCCTGGTCAAAGCCCACCCCTTCCGTATCCAGCGCAAAATAGACGCCGGTTATCGGTGTTTTGACGTAGCGTGACAGGCCGATCCACTCCCCCACGGCATCAAGCTGTGGCCCATTACCGTGGTCAATACTGAACAGCACGTTCAGTTGCCCTGCCTGCGTGGCAATGTCGGTAAACGGGCGGGTGATAAGACTGATATGCCGGACGAATTTATCTGCGGTCAGATGTGCAGGCGTAATGTAGTCGGTATAGTCTCTCATGACGTGACCACCAGCCGGACATCATCCGCCGTACAGCTAACCGCCTCGTTGAAGGCCACCAGCAGATTTTCTTCACTGACGGCACCCGCAGAGCGACCGATTTTTATCGCGGTAATATCGTAGGTCTGTCCTTCCTCATCACCGGGCAGGTTGGCAGGGGAATACAGTCGGGTCAGGTACAGATTGTCGCCTATCAGTTGCGCATTAATGTATGCCGCGACCGCAGAACGGATTTTATCGCCGGTGAGCGTTGTGTACCCGGTAAATGCCGTCAGGTCGATCTCAACTGATACGCGCACATCTTTCGGGCGGGAAAAGCTGATCTTACGCGGCATCCCGTAACTGTCGGTCACCATCGCAGACGTATCGCCAAAGGTGCCTGCCCCCGGCGTCTTTTTTAATGCAATAGCGCTGGCAATGGCGTTCACATCACCACCATCAACGATCATGGCGACAGAATGGGATGGAATACCATTTTTATCCGTCTCGCTGGTGTCGTTCTCAAACCCACGCTGACGCACCACACCGGAAAGCAGTGCGACCGCGCCCTGAATGCCGTCAAGCACAGTGCGCGAGGGCAGTGCAACAGATTTCTTCTGGCGGTTGCGTAACTGGTTATCCGTCTCCACCGGCCTCCCGGTTGCCGCCGCAGCCGGGTTAGTCACCGTCTGCCAGCCTCGTGTTGGCGTGGCAATTTCGCTGATATCGCCAGATAGCGCTGTAATCTGACCGGTCTGAGTACAGACGGCGGTCACGGTAGCGCTGCCGTGCGTGTCGAGCGTAACGGTTGATGGCAGACGCCACAGATTGCCGTTCTTATCGCGCACGCGGCCATTCTTTATCACCGTTCCCACCTGACCGGTGAGCAACACATCGGCATTCGAATACCCCGAAGCCTGCCGCGCAATACCATTAATGGCCACATTGTTCGACAGCGCTGCGCCCGTGCTGGTGGCCGGACTGTAGCTGTTATACGCTGCAATGATAGCGTTATTGGCATCGTGCATTGCCAGCGCATAAATGGCGATCATCTGGCCATCTTTGCTGTCCGGTTCAAGATAGCTGTCCGCACCGTAAATCTGCCGGAAATATCCCGTGAGTCGGCTGAGTATCGTCTGATAATCAGGCGCACTTATCCCGCTGTCGGTCACGGTGGCCGCCAGCCCTAAAGAGTCTAGATTCAGCATGGTTAACCTGTAATTGAAGTGTCGCCGAAGCGGGAGCGAAGGGTTGCGGTAAAGTTCATTCTGCGGCTGTCGGCATCGCGGGCTACGGAGAAATCGCTGATTTCCAGAACGCCGGGGGTCGCAAGGATCCGCTGCTTCACCGCCATGTAATACGCATCCGTATACTGTTTCCCCAGCACATCCTGTTTCCAGGGTGTCCCTTCTTCGGTATCCAGAAACCACTGACCTCGCCACAGTGCCAGACGGGTTTTCACCGCCTGCGCTACCGCTTCCGGGGTATCAGTCAGAAAAGTGGCATCCCCCTGACCAAAGCTGTAATCGCTGTTTTCATCTTCACGCCGGTATCTCATTGTGGTTTGCCCGTATTGCTGCTGCCCGACTGAACGCCGGAATGCACATGTGATGACAGACTGATCCCCGCTGCGGTGACATCATTTTTAACCGTAACCGGGCCGTTAATGTTCGCACTACCACCACTGCTACCCATCCCCTGAGACAGGTTGCCGTTGATGGTGACATTACCGTTAAGCACGATCTCTGGTGCGGTTATCTCAGCGCCACCTTCTGCGCTGGCCGACAGTTTACCCGGTGTTTTAACGGTAATATCATGCCCTGCTGCCACCTCAACATACGCCTGCCCGTCATCGCTGCGTAGTTGTGCGCCGCTGCTGCTGATAGCGCTGATCTTCCGTTTCTGAGACTGTGGGCCAGGCAGTGCAAACGCATCGGATAAATCATGCTGGCGGGGATCGACAGATTCCTGCACGCCGCCATTCTGCCACCAGAAATCAATACAGCGGTCGGCAAACACCACCAGACATTCATCACCTGTGGCAACCGGAAACGTCAGCGTGACGCCACCGCCACGCGGGAAGACAACGGGAACATCCACCAGCAACGGCAACGCTACCGACTGAGTACTGCCATTCTGGTCACTGATAACCCCCTTTATCGCGGGCTGTACCGTGCAGGTGACGGTCTCAGCGTCAAATGACTGGATAATGCCAGGCATGGCCACCCGGAGTTGTGACGACAGAGCATGACGCAGGGTATCGAGCAGTTCCTGTTCACCGCCCGCTCTTTCAGATACGGATATCGCCATTAGCTTGTCCTGTTCAGCGTTGATGCGTTCATCAGGTCAGCAGAGCCTTTAGCGATGCAGACCAAATCCATATACCAGGGCTTTCCGCGAGTATCCCCGGAATAACTGATATTTTTCACGATATAGTCCCCGTCAGTAGAAAGGCTGGCCGGTTGTGAAATGCTGCCGTTAGTTTGTTGCAACGCGCCGTCCGTTACGGTATCAATCCGACCTGGTGCTGCGGCTATATCGCTGTCCGGAAGCATGGTGCGGTAAATCAGAGACTGATCCAGCCGTATCAGGCCGTTAACCTGAATATCAGGGTTGATAAGGCAGCGAACGTTGACGCCCGCCATGATGGTTTGTTGCGGCATACCGATAAGACCCGTTGTGCTGTTGAGCACAATGGCCTCCTGGACATAGTTATCTTCCGGCACCATCACCAGTTGACCGTTGATATATTGCCAGGAAGCCCTGCACTGCCCCGCCAGATTGTCGGCGGCATCACGGGTCATGCCGAAATACGTTTTCCCTCGCGGGAAGCGCGTGGCGTCAAAATCGGGTGCTGCGCCTTTCACGATACCGTAAGGTGCCAGCCCTTCCAGCAGAGCATGGTGCTGTTCGGCCTGCGTATGCCCGGCACTGAGTGTGGTATTCATGGTCGCGTAATCGTAAGCATCATGCGAATCCACCGCCTGAATAATTACAAAGGTATCGGTTGGGTTATCCCTGCCGGTGATGGAGTAGCGAATTTTCCCGGTGAAAATCAGCCCGTAGTTATCCTGGTACCCCGCCATCAGTTGCACGCTGGCAAACTCTCCGGCCTGGATCCGGTTCGCCGTCTCAGGTTTCAGGTTCCAGACTTTAAATACCGCTGTACGTGGCCAGCGCGTATCCGGCCACGAAATACTGAAGGTACAGCGAAAGGAAGAAAGCTCCAGCCCTTCGCCTTTTTCATCGGCAACGATCAGCGAACATTTTCTTATCCAGTTCTGTGACATAATTTTTGTCCGTAAAAAAACCTGCCGTAGCAGGTTCTGTTAGAAACACTGTTTTTCTGTTTAATTAACTTCAATTTCTTTTCTGATTTTCTGGAAAAGTTTATTCATAAGACAGTGAACTTCGAATAAAGACTGTTCAGTGAATATAAAGTTATCATTCCCATCGCCATAAACCTCCGTGTTGATAATGATTTTATTTGATATTAATTGATCCAGATGATTTTCTTTGCCGAAATCCTTTCGCATTATTAGACTGTTGTTGTGTGCAGCAATGTTTCTGAGATTTATAATTATATTGAATTCATTCCATTCTTGGCAGTGTGTCATATTGAGTAATTTTCTAATACAGCGGTAACTTCTAACAATCCCTTTATCCATGAAATTATTTAGTGCGAATGGCATTTCCTTTTTTTTGAGCATCAATGTAGCAAGACTATCCATCTCTCCTTCAAACATGCCAAAAATTGTAAGTAAAACTGAGGAGCGCATACGATAAGGTAGAAAAACATGAAATTGGTCAAAAACATCTTCAAAGATATAACTCCAGTACCCACCGTAAGTATAAACTTCCTCTTCCAAGGGGCTGTCACCTTCCTGAGATTGAACTGACCTGATACCTTTTTGTTTAAACTCCTTCTTAGAATGTTCAATCAGATTTTCCATGTTTCCAACTAAAACATAAATCTCATTCAGTGAAAGAGAAAATCTGATCAATGCCTTCTTTAACTCATCCATTTTGTAATCCTTATCATCAATGGCTTAGATTACATAATGCATGTTAATTCACCAGCCAGTAAAGTTTTACTGTCTTTCCAAGATCTGTTGCATCAGGTAACAAATCCTCCTCAGTCACAACAACCAACCGGCCCCCCGGATTAATCCAGCCATATTGCGCCAGTAAATCTGTACCGGGGATCAGCGGTATTCCTGTTATGACCGGATCACCGGAAGCATTAAGCATATCAAGCACCCAGCCTGCCGCATCACGCCAGATAAGTCGCATCTGCCATACCCGGCCTGACAGGCTGATAGTGAATTGCTGGCAGGTCGCACTGAGCGGTATTTCTCTAAGCTGCATTGAACCACCCCGATAGTCGCTGTAACAGGCTGACATTCTCAACCGGTCTGGCGTTTTTAACGCCGGTATTACTCACACCGGTTGTGGTTGCCCCCTCCT